TCCAAACAGTTCCACTATGGCGCAGCGCGTTGTGCAGTATCAAGCTGTATTACAGATGGCGCAACAGGCTCCGCAGATATATGACTTACCGCAACTGCACAGGCAGATGATAGATGTGTTAGGAATTAAAAATGCAGATAAACTTGTTCCGACAAAAGACGACATGAAACCCGTAGATCCTATCAGTGAGAATATGGCTGCATTACAGGGTAAGCCGATGAAAGCCTTTATCTACCAAGATCAAGATGCTCACATTGAGACACACATGGCGTTTATGCAAGATCCGATGATCGCACAGATGATTGGGCAGAACCCCCAGGCCAAACAAATAATGGCTTCTTTACAAGCACACATAGCTGAACATCTTGGGTTTAAATACCGCAAAGATATTGAAGAGCGTGTGGGTGTTGAGCTACCCGCACCTAATGCTGAACTCCCTGAAGAGATTGAGGTTAACCTTGCTAGACTTGTCGCCACTGCCGCTAAAGATCTAACGCAAGCTCATCAACAGCAAGCAGCACAAGAGCAAGCACAGAAACAAGCTCAAGATCCGTTGTTCCAGCTTAAACAAGCAGAGGTACAGATTAAACAAGCGGATGTAGATCGTAAAGCTAAGAAAGATCAAGCAGATGCAATGCGAGACGCGAAGAAGTTAGAGTTAGATGAGCAAGAAATTATACTCGATGCACAGAAGGACGGCATAAAGATGGCCGCAGATCGACGCACTTCTAACGCAAAAATTGATCTTGATACAGTAAAAACAATGCAAGGAAGTAAAACTGGGAGAACATAATGGCAAAAACCGTCTTTGACGTGCTTAAAGATAACATCGAGGTTGATAAAGCCTCTGCACTAGAATTTCTTGGGAGTGGGGGCGCAAAAGACTTCGCTCAGTACAAGGAAGTTGCTGGCCTTATACGGGGTCTGGAGTCCAGCATAGCACATATACAAGACCTCTCGCGCAACTATATGGAAGACGATGATAATGAATAAAGTAGCAGAACTGGATATAAATGAGGTAGACGAGCAGGAACTAGAAGCACAACTACCCCGTCCTGTAGGGTATCGCATACTTATTGCAATGCCTGAAATAGAAGAGACCTTCGCAGATACCAAGGTATTAAAAACCACCACTATAATACATCAAGAACATATCATGTCTATTATTGGACTTGTTTTAGATATGGGAGATCAGGCTTATTCTGATGTAGAGCGTTTTGGTAACACCCCTTGGTGTAAAGTAGGCGATTACGTAATGTTTCGTGCAAATACAGGCACGAGGTTTAAAGTTGGTGGAGTTGAGTATCGTTTAATGAATGATGATTCAATAGAAGCCGTAGTCAGCGACCCCCGTGGTGTATCACGAGCATAAGGAAATAAAAAATGGCATTTGAAAAAGTTGAGTATAGTTTTCCTGATGAGCAGGAAGATATTAAGAAACCAGAAATTGAAAATTCGTCGGCAGTAGAGATTGATCTGGATAAAGGTAAGGATAAGAAAGAGGAAGCAAAAGCTGAACCTGAACCCAAACCTGAGAAAGAAATAGAAGTTGAGGTCGTAGATGATACGCCAAAAGCAGATAGGAACCGTAAAGCCTCTGAACCTCCAGAAGATGTAACTGAGGAAGAGCTTGAAGATTATTCTGAAAAAGTTCGTAAACGGATTCAACACTTTAGTAAGGGTTACCACGACGAGCGACGTGCTAAAGAAGCGGCTTTTAGGGAGAAACAGGAACTTGAAGCATTAGCTCAGTCTCTTGTTGATGAGAATAAAAAATTAAAAGGTAGCGTTAACAAGAACCAGACAGCTCTACTAGAACAAGCTAAGAAAGGGGCAAAGTCTGAACTAGAAACAGCTAAGAACGCATACAAGACCGCGTATGAGTCTGGGGATGCAGAAGCTGTCGTAGTTGCACAAGAAAGTTTAACGGCTGCTAAGATTAAAACTGATAAGTTAAATAATTTTAAAGTTCCTGCTTTACAGGAGGAATCGGATGAGGTAAAAAGTAAAGAAGCACCACCTGTTGTTGATAAAAAGGCACAGGATTGGGCTTCAAAGAACACTTGGTTCGGTACAGACGATGAGATGACGAGTCTGGCACTGGGCTTGCACAACAAACTTGCCAAGCAAGGAGTTGATTTGCAGAGTGATGAATACTACGAGACAATAGATTCTCGTATGCGGCAGCTCTTCCCAGATAATTTTGAGGACGGGGTTGCAGAACCAGAGGCTGAAAAGCCAAAACGACAAGCTAATGTGGTTGCTCCCGCGACGCGGAGCGTAGCCCCTAAAAAGGTTAAATTGACGCAAACACAAGTAGCTATAGCGAAAAGGCTTGGAGTGCCGATTGAATTATACGCCCAAAAGGTTGCAGAAGAAATGAGGAAAGAATAATGGCTGAGAATCGAATAAACCGAGAACTTGAAACCCGTGAAAAGACACCCCGTAAAAAGGCTTGGCAGCGCCCTGAAGTTTTACCTTCACCTACGCCAGAGCCAGGATACGCATACCGTTGGATACGGACAAGCACACAAGGTCAAATAGATCCCACCAATGTGTCCTCTAAATTACGTGAAGGTTGGGAACCTGTGAAAGCAGTCGATCACCCAGAAATAACGTTAGTTACTGTAGAGAATGAAAAATTCGCAGATAATGTTATAATTGGTGGTTTAATGCTGTGTAAGGCTCCTCAAGAATTAGTAGATGAGCGTACCGATTATTATAAACAGCAATCGGATAACCAGATACATTCAGTTGATAACAACCTCATGCGAGAAAATGACCCCAGAATGCCGATATTTAATGATCGAAAATCAAAGGTCACTTTCGGAAAAGGTAATTAATTTTAATTTTAATTTTTTGGAGATATAAATCATGGCTTATCCAACTATCGATGCCCCCTATGGGCTAGTACCTGTTGGTTTGATTGGAGGACGACCTTACGCAGGTTCTACTCGCCAGATGAAAATAGCTAGTAACTATGGTACAGCTATTGGAAAGGGCGATCTAGTAAAGCGCGTAAGTGACGGCACAGTCGAGCGCGACGGAAGTACTTCAGCTTTGCCAGCTACAGGCACACTAGGTGTGTTTATGGGCTGTCAATACACTGACCCAAATACTAGTCAGTTAACATTTAACAATCAATATCCTGGTAGCATTGTCGCTAGTGATATTTATGCGTTTGTTGTTGACGATCCTGATGTACTGTTCAAAGCGGCAGTATGTTCTTCAGGTACAACTATGGCTACCTTGGGACTAACTTGTATCGGAAACAACGCCCAAATTATTAGTAATACACTAACTACTAGTAATGGCAGGTCGAAATTAGCGATCAATAGTTCAATCGGGACTACACTTTCGTACCCGTTTAAAATAATTGATGTAGTTGAAGAGACAAAAACAGGCAGCGACGCTTTTGCTGAACTTATTCTTGCGTATAACGCACCTTATGAAAGCAGTAATATTGCTGTAGGTGGTCATGCGTATAGAGTAGCAACTGGCTTATAGAGGAGATAAATAATGGCTATTTCACGCGCACAACTCCTTAAAGAACTACTTCCTGGCTTGAACGCATTATTCGGTTTAGAGTATGCAAAGTACGGTGAGGAACATAAGGACATTTTCGAATCAGAAAGTTCTGACCGTTCTTTTGAAGAGGAAACTAAGCTATCAGGCTTCTCCGCAGCACCAGTCAAAGACGAAGGCTCTGCCATCGAATACGACAATGCTCAAGAGGCTTTCACAGCTCGCTATAACCATGAGACAATCGCAATGGGCTTTTCAATTACTGAAGAGGCTATTGAGGATAACTTGTATGATTCTTTATCATCTCGTTATACTAAAGCGCTTGCTCGTGCTATGGCGTACACAAAACAGGTTAAAGCAGCTTCAATTTTGAATAATGCTTTTGACTCTGGTACTACTTATGGAGATGGAGTGGAGCTTTGTTCTACTGCACACCCATTAGTTTCAGGTGGTACTAACTCCAATGAACCATCAACCGCGGCTGATCTTAATGAAACTTCCTTGGAAGCGGCTATTATTCAGATTGC